CTGGTTCTGGTAACGGTTCAGGCTCATTTTCTGTTGGCTCTTCAACAGGTTCCTCGCTAATCTCAGGTTCAGGTGCTGGCTCTTCCTCAGGTGAAACGGGGGTGGATTCTGGGCTAGGCTCAACTTGCGGTTCCCTTTCTGGTTCTGGTATAATTGGATCTACAGGTATTACAGGAGGATTAGGTGAAGGTTCTGGAGAAGGTTCTACAGGTTCTGGGGTTGGCTGTATTGGTGTCTCTGGTTCCTCTGGCTGTGGTGGTGTCGTTGGTTCTGGCGATGGCTCCTCTGACGGTTCTGGTTCTGGGGTTGCTGGTGTGGAGGGCTGTGGCTCTGGTTCAACGGGCGGCTCAGGGGATGGCTCAGGGGTAGGCTCTATTACTGGGTTCTCAACTGGAGGCTCAGTAATTGTTTGAATTTCTAGAGGCTGTACTGGACCGCCCTGTGTGTAACGAACTCCATACCTAGCACCTGGAGGGGCAGTATTACTTACTTGGTAAGTAGGAGTCCAGGTGTAATTAACTGGGTTTACTTCTGCAATCATTCTTATATAGACAGGAGCTCCAGAAGACTGACCCCAAGGTAGGACTTTCCAGTCAACACAAATGGACGTTGATGTTGATCCATATCTTACGTATAAATCATTTTGAGCTGCCCAGGGATGAGTCCCAGTTGCAAAAGCATGGTAGTCCCAGGAAGCTATAGAGATTGATGGAGTTTGAGGGTAATCCCAAAAGGTGTAGTCCCCCTGACCAAAAGTCATTGTTCCTTTTGGACTTACATAAATGTTACCATCATAAACAATGCCACCAAACTCAAGAGGCGTGTTTAAGTTCATCAAGAATGCCTGATCGCCACCGTTGACTTGGTGGGTATCACAAACTGCGTTATTAGCCTGAGCAGCGTCGGCGGCGAGAAAAAGGGGGCCAAACGATATAGCAAAAGCTAAGAAAATTCTAAATTGGGTTTTAATTTTCTTCTCCTTGTTAGCGTTATACTAACAAGATAATTATAACATTTTATTTAATTGAAACTAAAAGTCCCAGTCTTCATCTTCTGTTGCTTCATGCTTTGCAATAACATAACTTGATCCACTACCGCTAAAAAAATCATGATTTTCATCTGAGCTAGGGCTTAATGCAGAAAGAATTGCAGGATTTACATCTGTTGCTTCTTTAGAAAATAATGAATCAAAGCCTAAATTCATTAAAGCTTTATTTGCATTGTAATGTAAAAACTTTTTAACGTCCTCTGTAAGTTGTACACAATCATAAAGATTAGCTGTATACCTTACTTCATTTTCGTATAGCTCCATTAATAGTGAGTAGGTGTAGTCTTTTATCTCTTCCTGCCTCGCAGGATCCAGCTCGTTATAAGCTTGTTGAAATTTATAGCCAATGTAATATCCGTGTACAGCTTCATCTCTAATAATAAGTCTAATTAGATCAGCAGTATTTGTCAGCTTTGCTCTAGAAGATAGCCACATTGGCCAGTAGAATCCGCTGTAAAATAAAAATGATTCTAGCAAGGTAGATGCAACTTTACGCTTTAGCGGGTCATCTCCGTTGTAGTAGCCAAGGATGATCTCGGCTTTTTTCTGAAGGTATGGGTTATACTCTGACCATCTAAAAGCTTCCTCAATTGAATCTGTAGAAGCTAATGTAGAAAAAACGCTAGAATATGATTTTGCGTGAACCGATTCCATGAATGCAATGTTGGTAATAACTGCCTCTTCGTGCTGAGTACGAGCATCAGGCATCAAGCTCATAGCACCGATAGTTCCTTGGATGGTGTCCAACATGGTTAGACCTGTAAAAACTTTCATGGTTAGTTCTTTTTCTTGTTCAGTTAAAGTTGCCCATGACTGGATGTCGTTAGAAATTGGGACCTTCTCAGGCAGCCAGAAGTTTGCTGTTAGTCTATTCCAAACCTCTAGATCAATAGGGTCTTCAATTTTGTTCCAGTTAACTGGTCTTGTTATAGCTGACATGACACGCATCCTTCCATCTCTGTTCCTTCTAGTGCATTCTGTCTAATGCGAATATAGTAAATTGTTTTGATACCTTTTTTCCATGCGTAAATCTGTGCTTTGTTTACATCACGAGTTGATGCTGTATCTTTAAAAAATAGTGTCAGAGACATGCCTTGGTCAATGTGCTGCTGTGCTGCTGCATAAACATCAATAACTTTTTCTGGACCAATCTCGTATGCGTCTTCAAAGTACTTACGATTATCATTAGTTAAATATGGTGCTGGGTAGTAAACACGACCAAGCTTTCCTTCTTTACGAATTTCAATCTGAGAAGCAATAGGATGAATAGAGCTAGTACTATTATTAATGTAGCTAATTGATCCTGTAGGTGGTACTGCTTGTAGGTTCTGATTATAAATACCGTGCTCTATTACGGAAGCCTTTAGTTCTTCCCAGTCCTTTTTCTTTGGTATACGAATCTTTGCATCCTTAAATATCTTAGCAACCTTCTCTGTAGCTGGCTCCCATTTCTGCTGGGTATACTTATCAAAAAAAGATCCATCTGCATACTTAGACTTCTTAAATCCATCAAATGGTGACTTAGTCTCAATAGCAATCTTGTTAGATGATTTTAGAGCGTAGTATAGTACTGTTAAGAAATAGATATTAGTAAAGTCAATTGATTCTTCATCTCCATAGTACATTTCTTCTTTACCAAAATAACCGTGCAGGTTCATCTGGCCTAGACCAATGGCACGAGACTTCTTATTGCCTTCAGCTACTGACATTACAGAATCAATGTATGACTGCTCAGATACAGAAGTGAGTGAACGAATAGCAACCTCAATAGTCTTTTCAAAGTCTGGAGACTCCATAGCCCTAGCAATGTTTAGTGAGCCAAGGTTGCAAGAAATATCTTTTCCAATATGCTTGTAAGACATATCGTTGTTATATGTAGTGGGAGTATTGACCTGAAGGATCTCAGAGCAAAGGTTAGACATGTTGATGCGGCCTTCGATTGGGTTGGCCTTGTTAACAGTGTCTTCGTAAACAATGTAAGGATAGCCTGATTCAAATTGTAGCTCTGCAATCTTTTCAAAGAGTTCACGAGCTTTAATCTTGGACTTACGAATACGAGGGTCATCAACCAGCTGCTGGTATATTTCTGTAATAGAAACATCACTCATTGGCTTTCCATATACTCTCTCTACGTCGTATGGTGAGAATAGATACATGTCTTCATTAGTCTTAGCTAGCTCAATAGTGATGTCTGGAATAACTACCCCCAAACTCAGTGTCTTGATACGAGTCTTCTCGTCAGCGTTTTCCTTTTTAGTATCTAGGAACTTCATGATGTCTGGGTGATGAGCGTTTAGGTAAACAGCTCCTGCACCCTGACGAGCACCTAGCTGGTTGGCGTAGGAGAATGCATCTTCAAGCATTTTCATTACTGGGATAACTCCAGAAGATTGATTCTTAATTTTTTTAATAGGTGCACCATGCTCCCTAACATTAGTTAAATTAAGACCAACTCCTCCACCACGCTTTGATAGCTGCAGAGCTGAAGTCACTGCACGAGCAATTGATTCCATATTATCCTCAACACGCAATAAGAAGCAAGAGACAAACTCTCCACGCTGCTTTTTACCTGCATTTAGAAAGGTAGGTGTTGCTGGCTGGAAACGACCAGATAGAATTTCATCTACTGTATCTTTTGCAATTTGCTCATTGCCACGTGCAAGCATCAAAGCATTCATTACAACACGATCTTCAAATCTTTCTAAGTATCTCTCACCGTCAAAGGTCTTTAGTGCGTAAGAGGTGTAGAACTTGTAGGCCCCAACAAAAGTAGGGAACCTAAACCTATAAGAATAAGTTTGTTTAAATAACTCTTTTACAAATTCTTCTGAGTATTGTTTTAAAACAGTGTCATCGTAGTATTCATTCTCTACTAGGTAGTGAAGTTTTTCTTCAATGCTGTGAAAGAATACTGTATTCTGATTTACATGATCTAAGAAATAAGCTCTTGCTGCTTCTTTATCTTTATCGAACTGAATCTCCCCATTGGCTCCGTAGAGATTTAGCATTGCGTTTAGTTCGTGATAACTGTAGTTATCCATATAGCAGACCTAGCCTTTCTTTTACCTTATTAATATCATCGTCTGTGCCGAATATTTCTACTCTAGCAATAACTGGTACCCCAGTTTTTTGTGCAATTAACTCTGCGGCTTTGCAGAAGTCATTACCAAAATTTGTGTTGCCAAAGCCTACTACTCCACGTAATAGATTTCTGTTTTCTTCTATGTTAAGAAAACTTTTTACCTGCTTAGGTATTGCGGATCTTTCAGAACCTCCGCCATAAGTTGGAACCATCAGAACGTATTCTTCTTTTACATAAACTGGTGAAGCAGGATTCCAGGTTATTGGAATACGGATAGATACATTATCCAACTTTTCTACAAATCGTTTTGTATTGCCAGAATAATTAGAAAAGTAGACAATTTGTATAGACATCTATTCTAACTCCTTTTTAAAATTTTGTGATAATAAAAAGGAGGGATTTTAGCCCCTCCCCTTTATTACACATAGTTAATTACTTTAGAGCAACTCGCTTGCTCTTCTTAACCTTCTTGTTGAACTTCTTGGCTACAGAGTTGTAGTCAGCCTTTAGAGCTGCAACCTGTGCGGTTAGAGCAGCTACCTGGCCAGCAAGGTCTGCAACAGAGATGTTTGAAACAACCTCAGTTGCTGGCTTTGCAAGACCTGTTACAGCAGATGCGGTGATTGTGTTAGCAACTACAGTTGTACCTGCAGTAGCTGGAACAGTTAGAGTTGCCTCGTAACGCTTGTCAGTTGCATCATATGAGAACGCACCAATTGATCCACGAATTACTGTAGAAGAGATGCTAGCGTTAGTTACTGCATTGCCAAATACGTCAGTTACAAGTGCAGTAATCTCTACAGCAGCATTTAGATTTGCAACTGTTGGAGCAACCACTGTTAGGTTATATGCAGAACCTGCAGTACCCTTTACGTAGTAGGTTGTTGTATTGCTGTTTGCGGTTACAACAACAGTTCCAGTTTCAGTAGTGGTTGTGTAAACATAAACGTCTGCAGTTGTTCCAGTACCAGTTGAGATTGTTGCTGTAGACACTCCAGAGTCGACCTTAACGATGGTAGAACCAGAAGTAACAGCTGTGACAATCTTTGCATTGGTAGCAGTCACAACAACATTGCTTCCAGCGGTTACGCCAGAGAGTGCAATGCGAAGTGCATCAGCAGAGCTTACGTCATTATCTGCAGGAACTGGGAGAGCAACTGCAGTTGCAGAGGTAGTACCTGCTGTAGCTGGAGCAGATCCAGCAACGGTTAGTGTAGCGGATGATGCATTAGCGGGACCAGCAATTAGCATAGTTCCCACTAGGGCTACTGCAGAAGCAATAGCAATTAGTGGCTTCTTTAGTGAAGTCATTATTTTTTTCTCCTTATTTTTATTTTTGATTTACAATAAATCAAAACTTTCTAGATATTCCTGCACATCTCTGGGCATGGGCTTATATTGTATCACATTGTCTGGAAGGTTGTCAACTTGCTTTGGCCTATCTTTAAAGGTATGAACCTCAACTTCAAGGTTTTGATCTTTGGGGGTATGTGATATAGCACCAAATATTGCACCGCAAACTGCGTCTGCAAGGTCCTTAGATAATTTTCTTGGGTGGTCAACTCTATTATTTTTCATAATCTTAAGCTCTGTTAATTCTTGAAACAATAACTCAATTGCTGGCATAGCTAAACGCTCTTCATACATAAGCATTGCCATGTCTTCATAATGCTTTTTAGCAACTGAAACTGTTTCTGTTCTCATGCCAACAGCCTTGAGCTCATTCTGAATATCAAATGATTGCCATCGGTCGAATGATACCATTCCGATATCAAAACCCTGCCTACGCAAATTTTGGATCCACTGCTTTACTTCTGAAAGATTTACTGGACCTTCTACCTTTGGCTCCCAGTAAACAACGGCGTCTACTATTACCATTGGGACTACTTGCTCATAGTCTTTCATGACTTGAACTGATACCCATTTTTCTACGTGAGCAATTGCTACCGCACACTTGTCATGCTTTTGTGCAAGGTCAGCATGAACAAAATATTTTTTGTTTGGATCTGGCTTAAAGGTTTCATCAAATCTTTTTCCTGCGTCAATAGGATTTCGTATTGTCATGCATGCACGAACCTTGTCTTGCTGCTTAAAAAATGCGTCTGATGCAAAAGTTGGTACGCATGCAAAGCGTTGCATAGCATCGCCCATGTCAGTAAAGAAGGATACTTTAAAGTCATCCACTTTACGAGTAGGGTTGACAACCCAGGTTGGACGCTTCAATGCAAAAACTCCTGGATACTTATAAGAAATTATTTGATCCTCTTCCCATTCAATTTCTAAAGAGTTTCCTTCAGCATTATCTGGTAAATCTGGATTCATAATAAACTTATGAGTCTTATGAATAATATCTTTTTCTGCAATAGCGTTATCATATTTCTCTGTAATAAAGTCTCCTGGAAAACGTGGGAAGGATAAGAGGGCTACCTTTCCAAGATCTGGGAAACGAGAGTCTACAGACGCACGAAACGCTTTATAGATGTTATCTGCTGTTTTACCCTGATCATTTCCAGTCCCAATTTCTTGAGCAAAACCAGAGATCTCATCAAGCACTGCGAGCAAAAGGTTAAGACCTTCATGTGACTCTCTTTCTGAGTGTCCAGAGTAAACAGTGATAGATTTGTCAAATTCAATAGACTCGGCTTTAGCGTAGAATTTTCCAGCAAACCAGGGAGACTTTTCAATCTTAGTTTTAAAGCCCTTAAAGAAAACGTTCTTTGCTTGCTGTGCGTTAATCGCAACGTTAATGATGTCAATGGCATCGCCACTAGGCTTACCAAAATAACGAGCTGGATCTTTAAGACATAAAAGCTTATATACGATATAAGAACACGCAACTGTAGAAGTAAAATCTTTACCAGACCCTTTTCCGAGCTGTAGGATGATTTCATTCTTGGTATATTTTTTATAATATCTTCTGCCCTCCTCTTCTCCAAGCAAATCTACCAAATCTTCTTCTCTGTAGATTTGACTCATTGCTTCAACAATGTCGTATTGAATATCTGATAGTGGAGGCTGCCCTAGATAATCTTCTCCCTCAACAAAAGTTTTTGCATCAACGGGGATCTCTTCAAAATTATTATCTTTTAAGACCTCTAAAAATTCATCAAACATCGTTGACAATCGTGATTACCTCTCGCTCTTTTGAAACCTCAGACAGCCTTCTCATAATCTTGTCACGTACCTCTGGATGCTCCATTGCTATGTCTTTAAGAATTCCTACAAGAACTTCTTGCTTACGTTCAATTTCTAGCATTTCCTCTGCAAGTTCTTTGTTTTCTAGCAACCCTGCTTTCTGCAGCATATCGATTCTTCTTGCTTCAATATCTAACACTAATTTAATTGCAGAAGTCTTTGCACTAAGATTTGCCGAAGTGGTTGCATCGTCAATAACTTCATAAGCTTTGCTAATTAGCTTGTTGTAGTGGGTGTCTGCTCCTACAAGAGCCTCTTTAGCTCTTGCCCTAATTGCAGCATTGTCTGAGGCCATTTGCCTCCATTCACTAATGTAGGCAACGACCTTCTGTCTTGGGATATCTAGCTCTTTTGATATCTGGGTAGGCTCATTGCCCTTTAGGTATTCTTCAACTACCCTGTTTACTTTATCTAAATGTTCAATTAAGTTATCTTCAGTTGACATTATGCTTACCCCTTTTTATTGGCATTAGTTTAATTCTATCAGCTTTAAAGGATCTCCATGCAGAAACAATGTTTTTATCAAGCTCAAAGCAATCTATCCAGGTAGCCCCAGTTTCTTTATTTGTAACTAAACTAATAAACTTAAACTTTGCTCCATGCTCTCCGTTAATCTTAATAACTTCTCCAGAAAGCACTGTTCTAGTCCCAACCTGTATCTCATAAGATCTTTCAAACTTTGTTTCTCTTATTACAGAAGCTTTTCTACTAATCATCTTTTAGACTTCCTTAGCTTAAACTTTGCCAAGTAAACATATACAGTTTCTACTGTTGCCCCACACTCTTTGGCTATTTCTTCTGGAGTTCTCTTATCAATCCAGTACCGCTTTTTCAACCAGGCTTCGTTTGCGTATAGTTTGTTTGGCATTTAAAATCCAACCTTAACTAAATTATTAATTGCATAGTGGCCAATAGCGACAGCATCTGCTACATCGTTGTCAGAAATATTTTTATCGTAGTAGGCATTTACAAAACGAATTGTCTTTTGCTTTCTAACTTCTCTTTCAATAGTCTTTAATGTTGATGCAGCTTTATTTGGATTTTGCTTAGCTATCTCAAGTTTTTCCATATTGTCTAATTTTTTATTTCCAATATAGTTTTGCCAAGTAATAGGGCTTACAGATCCAAATCTTTTTATTCCAGCAATTCTTGCTGCTCCCAACAAGCCCCCCTGGACAAGAGCAAGGTCAGCTGCTGTCTTAGGGCTATTCATAAATACTGTGTGCTCTATTACAATAGCGTCAATGCTAAACTTTTCCAGAAATGCAAGAGATTTTCTAGCAGCATCGCCAACTTTAATGTAAGTATCAGCACCAACAAACTTAATTTTTCCAGATGCCTTTAATTCTTTATCACAAAAAATAGCAAATGCAAGACTGTTTGTGCTTGCATCAATAGCACAAATATTTTTAGGTTGATCACTAAATAAACTAATCTTTACCATTAGATAGCCTCTTTATATCTTTTAAAGCAATGGATATATCATTTGGGTTGGTCAAACATTTGCTGCAAATTTGATCATCATTGTATATAGATAACTGCTGCTCGCAAGTTTTGCATTTTCTAACTTTACCAGCTCTACGGCTAATTCTTGAAAGCTGATATCTTTCTGCAATTTTTTCTTTAGTTGCAGCATCTCTACATTGTGGTGAGCAGTATATTTGATATGAAACGGCTGTTTCAAATGCTTCATCACACCATTGACAGTGTTTCATCCAAAGACTCCAAAGATTTAATCTTAATCTCTCCAGAGCCTGCAAGATCACAAGTTGCCCTAATAGGACAAGTCTTACAAATTTTTGAGTTAGACCTATAGTTTTTCTCAGGCAGGGTTTTATTTTCCCAAGCCTTTCTAACTGTTCTCATCCAATCAAAAGCGTTCTCTACCCACTTAAAAGAATACTCATTTAATTCTACAGGAAAAATCAAAAGTTCGTGATTGTTCTTGTTTTCATAAATAAGGATTGCCTTGCTTTTGTTTAGTACCTTCATGTAAATTAATAGCTGGATTAAGTGACCAGCCTTTGGTTTACCCGCAAGTTTGCGATACTCAAAACCCTCGTTTGGCATTGTTTTAATTTCGCCAAGAAGGTCTTCGTTTTCCCACTCTAGAATTACATCTCCATAACCAAAAATTGGTGGATCTGGATAAGTAATTTTGAATTCAGAATTCTTTAGAATTCCTGCATCTTCCATAGCCTGCTGGATTCTTTCGTGAGACTTAGTTCCAGCTGTCATGTTTGCTCCGCCATAAGCGTCTGCATTATCTTCAAACATTGCACCCTCAAATGCCAAGTACCAGTATCTTGGACATTCTCCATGAGAATAGGCAATGGTGCTTGGGGCAAATGTTTTTTTAGTCTGGAACTTGTCTACACGCTTAACGGTATAGCCAGACTTAATTTTTTCAATTAATGCTTCTTTATCCACAAATGATGGACGAGACATAATCTTTTCTTCTGTTTTTAACATTACTTGTTGCAATAAACTTTTTGTCATTATTAAAACTCTTTTCTATATCCTTCTAGTATACACTATCTGGCTATATATTTCAAGGCGGACACTAAATTGTTAATTGATTCTGCAGCGGTATAGTATAGATTTTTCTTTCCTCTGTCACTTTTGTCTACGTTGGCCATCCAAGTTGCTTTAAAAGCCATCTTAGCTGCTATAGCCTGAAGCCTAACTATTTCTACCGTAACTACATTCAAGGGGATGTCTGGCTTTAAAATTACTTTAGCAATAAAAGTTAGTGCAGTGTTTAGCTCTTCGTCGTTCATATAGTCTGCAATTTCTGCTAGACCATTAATTGACTCAATTGTTGTTTGTTGTTGTTCCATTTTTTAACTTTCCGTGAGTGTTGCTGTCTAAACCAATTTCTTCTCCAAGCTTGTCGTACATATCCCAAGCATCGATAAATTCTTTTCTTGACTCTAAATCTTTGGTGTAAGCCTCTACTTGTTCTGGATAAAACTTTGCATTCAGTGGAGAGTCTCCGTTTGTAAAACGCCAATCATCTAGAGGAGAGTAGTCAAAGGAAACTATTTCACAAAATTCTCCTTCTTGCCACTCCCTTTTTGGTCTCCAATGAACTTGGTTTATTGCACTGAAGATAATTGCATCTCCAGCTTTAAGCTCATATCTTTTATTATCAATATAGATATCCCAATCAATATTGGTATCTAAGCAATAATTAAAAGTGACTATAGTATTTTCTCCATCAATATGTGGTGGCAAAGATGGATAATACTTTTCATTTCCATATTTAGGGTTATAGTCTAGATAGTTGTAGTGACAAAGCTTTACTGGCTCCTTGGATAGTGGTAGGCAGTATGCGTCCATCTCTTTTTCAATTTCTTCAGGACACTCAAACTCAATAATCATCCTAGACATATGAGATACAATTCTAGGGTCAAATCTATCTAGGCTATAGAATTCTTCTTGATTCCCTGGAAGAGGAATAGAGGCTAGCTCTCGCTGGCTCTTTGACTCCTCTACAACTTTCCTTAACTGCTTAATGCTATTTTCGCTAAGAGCATTTTTAATGTATATCGGAAGATCTTTGGTAAAGTTGTCAAACCCAGATAAATACTTATGCATTTTAGGTGGCTGCTTCATTTTTTGCTTCCTTCGTAAATTGTTTTATAATATTGCATTCTAGAGTTCATCTCTTCTGCCCAACTGAGCGGATATGGCTCTGCCCCTCTTTTTTTTAAATGGAAGAATACCATGTCTAAGTATTCATTTTCGATAAAAGATTTTGGTTCTCTCCAATGAATCTGGTGCGTTCCACTAAAAGTTAATGCAGAATTATTTTTTAGGGTAAACTCTTTTTCTTCTACTATTAAAGGCCAAGAAGTATTCCCCCCAATTTGATAATCAAAGGTAAACCTAGGCTCTTCAAATGCATCATCCCAATGTGGCCATAGCTGAGGCAAAACTTCTTGTCCAGAATCTTTGTCTATAACCTTTACGTATCTTGCAAACTGATATTCTGCAATTTCTAAATTAGTTTCTCTAGATAGAGATTCTGAAATTGATATAATTTTATCTTCAACGCTCTTTGGAAGATCAAAGTCAACAACTGATTGGCCATAGTGCTCTACAAGCATTTCCTTGCTTGAAGCCTGTACCAAATCATAAAGATTAGCAATTTCTTCTTGAGAAAGAACATTTTCTACAATAGTGTTTATTTCGTTAGCTTTCATATTAATATTATACACCATCGATCAATTGCTCAAGAATTGACATCTCTATTACAGCAAGCCTTGTCTTAATTCCAGACTCTCCAATTACAACAACAATAGCTGGATCATTACCATTTCTAATAGCGTCTGTAGTTGCCTTGGCCCAGACATCTTTATTTATAGTAAAAGATTTACCAACCTCTTTAAAGTCTATAGTAAAGTTTTCCCATGAAGCATCACCTTTATGGTTTCCTCTACCTGAATTTTTGTGCTGCTTAGCCCCAAGCCTTTTACTCTCGCTCTTTTCGCTCATAGTCTTTCTTAGTTTTCTTTACATTTAGCATTACGGAACTTAGGTGTTTTTCTGGACACATCCATGTTACCTCTTTAGTTTCTGCATAAAGCCTTAGAGATGTTACCTCTTGTTTGCAGGTGTGGCACTTAAACTTTCCAGGGTAGACGGTGTACTTAGCCATTAAGCTTTTCCTTGATGGAGTTTTGAAGGTCTAGGTCTTCCCTAACACGATTTACAAAGCCATCTCTACCTTGTACCTTAGATCCGTCTGGAAGCACGTACCAGGCTCCTGTACGCTCTACAATGCCTGCTAGCTCTGCTGTATCAACCAAATCACCAATAGAGTCAATGCCCAGGCGATCACCACGGAAATAGAAATCGTACTCCCCAGATGCAAAAGCAGGACTGGTTTTAGAAAACTGAATCTCCCAACGAACTTTTCTTCCAATTTTTTCTTCAATTAACTTGTCTCCTACCTTGATCTTGCCTTTGATTGCCTGATTATCTGACTCAGATGAAAAAAGCTTAACAACAGTCGAGGAATAAAACTTAGTAGCTTGACCACCAGATGGCTGCTGACTAGTATACATAGCACTAATATTATTTCTAGACTGCGAAATAAGAACGAGCATTGTTGGCTTAACTTTGTTATTAGCATAATTTAACATCTTCCACGCATTGCTAAAGTCTCTTGACTCTGCACCAATTTGTTTTGTATTCTCAAGCTCCTTGAGCTCATCTGTACCCTTTTCAAAATAAATTGCTGGAAGCAGTGACGTTATAGAATCAATAACAATAATATCAACTCCAGCATTCATCAAGCTTGTCCCTACATCAACCATTTCATTAATGGTTCTAGCCTGTGACACAATAAGGTTGTCTGTATCAACACCCATAGCTTTCGCCCAGTCTTCAGAATAAGACATTTCAGCGTCAATCCACGCACAAAGCTTTCCTTCTTTTTGAGCTTCGCCAATCATTTGAAGACACAAAGATGACTTTGCACTTGATTTGCTTCCCCAGATAAGAACCTGTCTGCCCAATGGCAATCCGCCCATAAGAGAGCGGTTCATTCCAAAGCTTGGAGTTTTCACATGCTCAATCTTAAAGCCAACCCCGTTAGATAAACGTTTTCTAATTCTAGGATCTAGAGCCGCTAGAGCTTCTTCCATTGTTGTCATTAGGCTGCCAATCCAGAAATCTTATCTGGATTAAAACCAGACCAAGCATCGTTGCCTGCAATTACTACTGGAGCAGATTTAAATCCTTTAGACATTATCATTTCAAACGCTTCTGTGTCAACTGTAATATCTACAGTAGAGTATTCAATCTTTAACTTATCCATCATTCGCTTAGTTGCATCACATTGTACGCAAGCTGGTTTTGTATATACTATAACCATTTATTCTACATCCTCCATAATAATTGTTCCATCTTTTGTTTTACCAAAACTAAATTTGTATGCCGTTCCTTCTTGAATTTTCATATAAGCTTTAGGGAAAGCTGTAGGAAATACCGTTACAGAATGCAAGTCCCGTGAAGTATCTGCCAAAGTTAACGATGCCATTTTCTTTCCAGCTTTAGTAATTCTAGGCTTAAATGATACCACAAACATTTCTTCATCCTTATAAGGCAGTTGCTTGTATCCTAAAAATTTAACCAGTCCGCTATCAGATTGCTTAATTTCATCTACAGGAATGGCAGTAACAATCCTATTGTTATCGCACAGGAGAAGATAGCTTCTGCCAGGCTCAATGGTTGTCTGCTCTTCATCAAATATTCCGATACTTCCAGTTTTGTCTAGCATCTCTACACGAGACCAGCCTTTACCACGCTTGATTGACTTTATCATTCCCATCAAAACAAACGCACCCTTTTCTTCAAAGTCTTCTACAGGATTAATAAAGGCGTAGTAGTGTGATGGAACTGTAATATTAAACTCAGGAAGATTTAAGAACTCATAAAGATTTTCTTTAATGTCTTGTTCGTTCCTAGGCTGATCCTCAAACGTTGCTGCACCAATTACTCTCAAGGCTTGCAAAGACCTACTGTTAACCCCGCTGCCTTTAGTAAAAGTAAACTCTTCTAAATGCTTGTAGTCTTTAAATGGTCTTGCAGCAATATACTTTGACGCAATATTATCAGAGATATACTTGATAGCTGTAAGCCCAAATCTAATTCCCTTACCCTCAATTTTAAAATCTGCATCAGAATCATTTACGTGTGGGAGCTTAACGGCAATCCCCATACGCTTGGCTTCAATCAAATACTCTGTTCTGGCATCTTTGTCTTTTTCATTCTTAAGCAAAGAATACATAAACTCTAGTGGGTGGTAATACTTTAGCCAAGCAGTCCAGTAGGACAAGGTAGAATATGCTACAGCGTGTGACTTATTAAACGAGTAGCCTGCGTGAGCCTCAAAGTCAGACCATAGCTCTCTTGCAGCATTCGGGACCAAGAACTTAGAAGCTCCCTCTACGAACTTATCTCTAAACTGGTCAAACTCTTTAGCATCTTTCTTCTTACCAATGATCTTACGAACTTTGTCAGCCTCTGCCATTGTCATGCCACCAAGCTCTGTACAAGCTTGCATAACCTGCTCTTGATACAAGATACATCCGTAAGTATCTACAGTAAAAGCTTTCATTACTTGGTGATGATAAGAAATATTTTGCTTTCCATGCTTACGAGCAATATAGTCCTTACCAATAGTATTCATGGCACCTGGACGAACCAAAGCATTAGAAGCGGCTAGCTCATTAAAGTTTTTAACACCCATCTTAATAAGTAGGTTTGTGTATGGGGTTGCTTCACATTGGAATACTCCCTTTGTGTACCCTGAAGAAAGCATGTCATAAACTTTGCTGTCTTCCATATTTATTGATAGCGGGTCAATCTTTTTTCCAGATCTCTTTTCAATAATTTTTAGAGTATCTTGAAGAACGCTAAGAGTCTTTAGGCCAAGCATATCAATCTTGATTAGACCAATTCGCTCTGCCTCTGCCATGTCTACTGCTACTACTGGAATTCTTTCCTTGGTTCCAGGAGCAGTTCTTGTTTCCATTGGAGCATACCTAAAGATTGGTTCTTTAGCCGTTACAACTCCTGCAGCGTGGATTCCTGTGCCACGAATACGCCCCCTAAGCTGCTCTCCATATTTCTCAATCTCTGGATACTTTTGACGGAACTCTGCAGTGGATTTAGATGTGCAGTATTCATCCCAAGTGTCAACAAGCTTCATAACCTTATTTACATCTGGCAAAGGAATATTTAACACACGTGCAATATCACGAACCACACCCTTGTCTTTAAACGAAAGGAATGTGGCAATAGAAGCTACGTGACGATACTGTCTAACAAGATAGTCTCTAACTTCTTCACGACGGTTATCCTGAATATCTGTATCAATATCTGGAAAGTCATTACGCTCTGGATTAATAAAGCGGAAGAAAAGAAGTCCGTGCTTGATTGGATCAATGTCTGTAATTCCAAGTGTATAGCAAAGCAAGGAACCAGCAGAGGATCCACGACCTGGACCAACCATGATGTCTTCTTTCTTAGCCCAAGCAATCATGCTTCTAACAACCAAGAAGTAGGGTCCAAAGTTTTTATCTTTAATAACCTTTAACTCTTCATCAAGTCTTTCTAAGTACACTGGGTCGTTATCTAGACCTCTAGACTTTAAGCCTTCTATTGCAAGGCTTTTTAGTTCACCATCTGGATCCTGATATTGAACTGGCAAAAGATTAAGGTTATCTTTGATTCCATAATCTTTAATCTTCTCTGCAACCTCTAGGGTATTTGAGTACATATCTGGTCTGTCAATACCTTGGGATTCCATAGCAGCTTTAATTTCTTCGTATGACAAAAGGTGAATGTCAAACTTATTAAAGCTCATCTGCCTATCTGCTCCATACAGATAGTCAAGCCTATCCATTAAGTTTTCATGCTTCTTAGACTTTTCGTAAGTAGCATCTTTTTGGACTTTATTAGAGTATGTATTTAAGATTAGCTTTAACTCTTGAATTTCTTTTTGACCAGTGTGCGAGTGGTGGCAGTCTGGAGTTGCAATCATCTTTACGCCAAACTCATCAGCCAGCTCAACCAATACGTGATTAATCTCTGCAGCAGTATGTGGCATCATCTCAATGTAGTAGTCATCGCCAAAAACATCTTTAAACCACTTAATATGTTTCTTAGCTACAGCTAGCTCTCCAGCCTCAATAGCTTTTGCTAGAACTCCAGATGGGCAGGCAGAAGAAACAATAATTCCTTCTTTATATTTTTCTAGGACTTCATAATCAATTCTAGGCTTTTTAAAGAATCCTTCTGTCCAAGCAATTTCATTTAGCTTGTTAAGGTTCTCTAGTCCTTTTTTGTTCTTGGCAAGAAGGATAATATGATTGTAAACTAAATCCAGTGGACCAGTTCTCTCGTCTTTGTCACGGTGGTCAAAACGATCCTCAGTGATATATCCTTCTATGCCAAGTATTGGCTTAATGCCCTTTTCTTTTGCAGCACGATACATTTCTCTGTGGCCAGATAATGAACCATGGTCCGTGATTGCTAAGGCAGGCATCCCTAATTCTAGGGCACGATCTACATACTCTTGTGGTGTGGCTATGCCATCAAAAAGAGAGTAGTGTGTGTGAACGTGTAGGCCAACGTAACCCATATAGTATTACCTACTACC